GAGCAGGCCACCGTGACCGTCAACGGGGGCACGTACCCGATGCAGACCGCCGCCGCCGCATCCGAAGCGCTGGCCGAAGCCGCCCGCATCGCCCGCACCCAGCCCGCCACCTGACCGGAGGACCACCGTGGATCGCACCGTCACCCACCTCTTCGCCGGCGGCGGAGGCGACGTCCAAGGCTTCACCGAAGCCGGCTACACCCCCCAGATCGCCATCAACCACGCCGCCGCAGCCGTCGCCACCCTCGGCGCCAACTTCCCCGGCTGCCGTACCAAGCAGGCCGACATCAACAACCTCGACATGCGGACCCTGCCCCGCTCCCGCTACCTCGTCGGCTCACCGATCTGCACCGAAGTCACCCCCGCCGGCAGCCAGAGCGCGCCGCAGACCCAACCGTCCCTCCTCGACCAGCCCGGCACCCAGATCCCCGCCGCCCAGTGGAACCGCACCCGCGCCACCGCCTGGGACCTCATCCGCGCCACCGAGGTCCACGGCTACGACGCGATCTGCTGGGAGAACGTCCCCGGCTTCGCCAGCCGGTGGGCCCTGTTCCCCGCGTGGCTGTACGCCTTCCAGCTCCTCGGCTACGACGTGCAGCTCGCCTCCGTCGACGCCGCGCACCTCGGTGTGCCGCAGCACCGGCACCGCATCATCGGGGCGTTCACCCGCCGCGGCGTCAAGATCGACCTGCGGGTCCGGCCCGCGGTCGCCTGTCCCACGTGTGGGCCCGTCGTCGGCGTCCAGCAGTGGGCCGTCGGCCGACGGACCGGCGCCTACGGCCAGCAGTACCGGTACGTGTGCCCGAATCGGCGCTGTGGCCACGCCACGGCGGCGCCAGCCACGGTCGGCGTCGACACCGCGATCCAGTGGGACGTGCGCGGCCGCCGCTTCGGCGACGGACGGCCGAACCGCAAGACGTTCACGCCGTACGAGGCGACCACCCGGGCGAAGGTCGAGGCCGGCTTGGACCGGTTCGGCGGGGCCCCGTTCATCGTGATCATGCGGAAGAACTGCACCGTGCAGCCGCTGGACCAGCCGATCGGCGCGCTCACCGCCGAAGGCAACCACCACATGCTCGTCCGCCCCGCCTCCACCGTCGACGAGTGCGAGGTGCGGATGCTCACCGTCCGGGAGAAGGCCCGCTGCCAGGGCTTCCCCGACAGTTACGAGCTGCACGGCACCGGGACGGAGCAGAACCGGCAGATCGGCAACGCCGTCCCGGTGCCGGCCGCCCGTTGGCTCGCCGAACGCTTGACCACCGCCTCCTGACCCGCCCGGGCCGGCCGCCACCACACGGCCGGCCCGGACCCCACCTCCTGACCACCTCCTGACCGAGGAGCCACCCGTGGCCGCCCTGCCCATCACCGTCGAGATCCGCACCCCGCTGCCCGTCGACGTCCGCGACCTGCCCGTCCTGGAGCGCCTCGCCCACCAGGCCACCGAAGCCCACCGCGTCGACCCGCTCACCGTGACCATGCGGCAGGACGACAACGACCTGGTCCTGACGTACGAGATGACGGCCGAGTGAACCCGGCCACGGTGCTCACCATCACCGCGCTGGCCGGCGCCGTCGGAACCTGGCGCATCGCACGCGACCACGACGACCACGACCGGCCCGCCCAGCCCGACACCCGCGAGCTCGCCGAACACACCGGCATCATCCCCGCCCCCACAGGAGACCAGCCATGACCGCCTTCGCCCGCCCGTTCAACCTCCACCTGCCCGACGGCAGCGTCCTCCACGGTGCCGAATACCCGTCCGGCCAGGTCTTCGCGATCCCCGACGGCGGCAACGCCGGAGGCGCGTGGGTGGCCGTCAGCCTCGACGTGCTCCTCAACGAGCGGATGCCCGATGGGACCCGCGTTGAGCGCCCCGAGGAGCCGACCCCGTGAGCCGGCCCGCCCCCACCGCCCGCGAGCTGCAGATCCTCGCCTACGTCGCCGACGGCCACACCAACGCCTGGATCGGCCACACCCTCCGCATCGAAACCGCCACCGTCAAAAACCACCTGCACACCACCTACCTCAAGCTCGGCGCCACCGACCGGACACACGCCGTCGTCCTCGCCCACCGCGCCGGCCTGCTCGACCTCACCGGACCCGCCGTCACAGCCACCGTCAGGAGCGCCGCATGACCGACCAGCCCGCCGCCGTCAACGTCTCGTCCTTCGAAGGCCTCAGCGCCCTGTACGACACCATCACCGCCATGGCCCGCAGCGAGGCCGCCGAACGCGAAGCCAAGATCGCCACGTCCCTCGCGGCCAGCTACACCGTCGTGCGGGTCGACCCCGTCGAGCAGGTCGCCGCCGAGGCCAGCACCGTCGCCCGGCTGAAGGCCGAGTTCGCCGCCGCCCCCGAAGACCAGTACCCCGCCAACTGGGGACCGCTCACCCTCCAGGGCTCGTTCGGCGCGTTCCTCCCCGTCGTCACCGACGACACCCTGCCGGTCGGCGAAGTCCACCTCCGGCCGGACGCCGAGTGAGCGGCGACGAGCGGTACACCGACGCCGCCCTCACCCTCTGGGCCGACACCCCACCCGGCGAAGACCCGCCCGAGCTGACCGAAGCCCAGAAACGGCAGCTGTCCGACCTCATCCGGTACGGCCGGCCCGTCACCGACCTCGACGACATCGCCCGCTACACCGCCGCCGCCTGAAGGAGAGACCTGTGCCCGACAGCGTCCGCCCCGGCCACTACGACCCCAAGCGCCCCGACCGGGCCACCGTCATCGTCACCATCACAGTCGACGTCGAACTGGTCCTCCTCGACGCCCACCCGCTGCACCCGCGCATCGACACCGTCGTCCGACACGGCAACAGCGTCCACATCATCCACGGCACCCCGGCCGCCGCTCCGCAGCCGGCACGCCTGCCCGACGAGTTCACGCCCATCGCCGAGATCGCCGTCCCGCAGGTCGTCAGCCACGTCTGGCCCGGCTCCATCAAGAACCTCAAGCCCGCCCGCTGACCCCGGACATAGCAGCGGGGCGTCCCCACGCCGGCCAAAGCCAGGGACGCCCCACACGGTGCTCTCACCCTACGCCCCAGCACCCGCAGGAGACGCGCCGTGACCCACATCGCCGACATCCCCACCACCAGCGGCATCCACACCGTCACCCCCGCCATGGCCAAGAGCTGGCTCGAACACCGCAACATCGAACGCAACCGCCGCTTCAGCTCCGCCCTCGCCACCAAGTACGCCGCCCAGATGAACGCCGGCCAGTGGAAGATCACCCACCAGGGCATGGCCTTCGACTGGGACGGCTTCCTCCTCGACGGACAGCACCGCGCCGGCGCCATCGTCATCCTCGGCAAGCCCATCGACATGGACATCCGCATCGGCTGCGACCCCGACACCTTCGACGTCCTCGACAGTGGCAACCGGCGCGCCGCCCACCAGATGATCAGCCACGCGCACGCGAAGACCATCTCCGCCGGAGCCCGCTACCTCGGCGCGATCACCGGCAACATCACCACCGGCCACATCCGCGGCGGCATCTACGCCACCTCCGCCACCACCGCCGAAGTCCTCGCCATCGCCATCGAATGGCCCGAACTGGGCACCTACGCCGCATCCGCCGCGTACTGCCGCAGCCGGGCCCAGATCCTCGCCGCCCCACACCTCGCGGTCCTCGCCCAAGCCGCCCGCACCAGGTACGCCGACCGGATCCCCACCTGGCTCGACGGCCTGGCCTACGGCGAGAACCTCACCGGTACTGACCCCCGCCTGCACCTGCGCAACCGCTTCGCCTCCGACCGGAGCGCCCTCAACGCCCAGCCGCCCATGGCCTACGCCCTGATCGTCCGAGCGTGGAACGCCTACGCGCAGGGCACCAGCATGGGAGTCCTGCGGGTCCGCGGCGAGGACCACATGCCCACCGTCGTCTCCTGAGCAACGCGCAGGGCGCGCCCTGTCCGGCCAGACATCCGGGCGCGCCCATCGGTGTGATCACCGTACCGCCAAGCAGACGGAGCACACCGTGACCGCCACCCGCCACAACCCCGCCGCCGCCGACCTCAACTTGATCGTCCGCCACTGGGGCGACCTCTACGACATGCTCACCATCCCCGGCACCGCCGACTGGCCGCCCGCCGGCCGCATGGCCGACCACCAGCGGCAGCTCACCGCCGAAGAGCAGGACGAGCTCCACGCCGAGGCCGCCGCCGAGCGGGCCGAGCGGACCGCCGTCGCCCCGGGTGAGCGCCCCATCCCGCTGCGGGCCAGCGTGCTCGACACGATCACCACGATCACCGGCCAGCTGCTGCACCTTGCCGACCAGGTCGCGTCCAGCATCCAGCGTCCCGCCATCACTGTCCCGCCGTCCGCCGGGCCCGCCGACGAGACCGGCCGGGCCCTGCGGCTCCTCGCCGCCACGGACGAGGCTGATAGCCGGCGCTGGCACTGGAACGGCGCCGGCCGCGACGGCCGGACCGCCGCCCTGTGGCTCGGCGCCCGCATCATCGACGCCGACGGGCCGTTCGCGCCCCTCAGCGCCGGCGACCGCGACCGGATCGGCGCCGTCGCCCTCGCCGCCCGGGGCCGGGTCGAGCGCGCCCTCGGCCTCGCCCGCCGCGAAGACCCCATCCCGCGCCGCTGCCCCTGCACCGGGCGGATGGTGCTGCGGCACGGCGGCGTCCTCGACCCCGAGGTGGAGTGCCAGTTGTGCGGGATGCGGTGGGTCGGCGCCGCGATGGTCGCGCTGGTGCAGATGCAGGACGCGGCGTGAAGCGTCGGTGAAGCGCGGCTGATACGCCGCAGGTCAGGCGCCCGTCGAGTCCACCGGCGGGCGCTCTGGCAGTTTCGCCCCCGGGCGCCGCAGGTACCAGGCGACGAGATCACGGATCACCTGGGCCCGGTTCCGAGCGCCCGCCCGTTCGCCGAGGTCGTCCCAGTCGGCGTCGGGTACGCGCACGACGCGGTTAGTGGTGTGGGTGTCCTTCGCGCGGCTGACCATGCGGCCAGGCTAGAGGCTGCATATGCATACGTCGAGGAAGCCTCTTGCTGTGCATATGCACACCTGCTACGTTGTGCATATGCATGAAGCCGACATCAAGCCGGCCCAGCCCGGCAGTTCCCGCACGCCCCCGACCAAGAAGGTCATCGGCGGCATCACCCTCTACGGACCCCAGCTCGCGAAGCTCGACGCCCTCGTCGGCGCCGGCACCAGCCGCGCCGCCGTGATCCGCCGCCTCATCGACGAGCACCTCTAGCCAGCAGCACTCGAACACAGAACGGGCCCAGGCGTGGGGATCGCAGCCCCAGCCCAGGCCCTTGACCACAGGAGATAGCCCTCCCATGACCCGAACGAACAGTAGCGCGCGCCCGGCTACCGACCCGCTCCCGCGCCGCGACCCCGGCAAGACGCTCCGCCCCAAGCCGCCCGCCACCGTCGGCCGACCGAAGCCCGTCCCGGCCCGCGCCACCGCGGTGACCCGATGAAGCCCCGCACCCGCACCGTGAAGCAGACCGACATGGTGCCGGTCACCCGCGACGGCAAGACCCACATGACCCGGCAGATCTCCACCGTCGAGCAACTCGTGCCGCCCCGCGACTGGGACCAGATCGTCCTCACCACCGTCACCGCCGTCGCCATCACCATCGGCATCGGCTGCGTCGCCTGGTCCACCAGCGCCATCGGCCACCTCCTCTCCACCGCCGCACACCACGCCATCGCCTACGGCGGCGCCATCACCTTCGACCTGCTGTGGATGACGTGCATCGCCCTCGGCTGGCTCGCCCGCTACGAGCCTGGCAAGGCCAAGGGCCCGCTCATCGCCAGCTACGTCGGCCTCGCCGTCGCCGTTGGCGCGCTCGTCACCGAAGGCGCCCTCGGCGGCCACCTCGCCGCCGGGATCGTCGGCGCCGGCATCTCCATTGGCGCGAAGGTCCTGTGGGAGCTGGTCCTGCGTCACCACGCCAAGGCCCTCGACCCGGACACGCAGCAGTGGGTGGAGCTGGAGATGGCCGAGGTCGGCGGAGAGCTCGCCCTCGCCGCCGTCCGCCGCCGCCTCGCCCGGTCCCGCCAGCAGCTCGCCGCGCACACCGCCGCCTACCGGAACGTCGACGACGACGGGCCGACCGACGCCGAGCGCGCCGCCGAGTACGCCCGCACCGTACTCGGCGTCGCCGACGACGAGATCGAGGCCCAGTTGGCGACCCTCGGACTGGTCACCTCGCCGGTCATGTCGCCGGTCACCTCACCGCCCTGGGATGACCACCCGGATGACCAGCAGCACGACCACCGACATGACCGCATCCCCGCCACCGTCACGGCCGGCTTCCAACGCCGCGAGGTGGTCACCTCGCCGGTCACCACGCCCCCGGCCGAGATGACCGGCGCCGAGCGCCTCGCCGCCGCCCGGAAGCTGGACCGTGAGGCCCGCAGGGCGAAGCCGGCCCGACCGGTCACCATCGAGACCCTGCAGTCCCAGCTGGGCCTCTCCCGCCGCGACGCCCAGGCCCTGCGCCAGGCCATCGTCGGCAAGCAGGTGAACCGCTGATGGGCGCCTGGGCCAAGCTCACAGGCCGAGCCGAGCCGACCGCCGGGCGCACCCCGAAGGAGCGGCGCCGCCGAGCCAAGGAGATCAAGGCGATCGACGCCCGCACCTCCGCCTGGCTCCGCGCTGGCGGACGCGCCGCCAAAACCCCGAAGGGCTGGAGCTGATGGGCTACGCCATCTCCATCTTCCTGACCATCGTCGACGCGGCCGGCGCCGCCTACGGCCTGCTCCTCCTCGTCCGGCGGCCCCGATGAGCCTCGACCTCGACCAACTCCGGCCCGGCTACAACGGCAGCGCCCTCGCGGCCAGCATCGCCCCCGCCATCTGGTGGGGCAGCATCCTCACCGCCTCCACCACCTCGGGCCCCCTCGCCCCGCTCGGCCTCACCACCGCCGCCCTGCTCCTCACCGGCGCCGCCGACCTCAAGTACGCGCTCTGGCCCACCCGGGCCCTGCTCTACACCCCCATCACCGCCCTGCTCGTCAGCCCGCCCGCCCTGCACGCCATCCTCAACGTCACCACCGGAGCCGCCCTGTGAACGCCACCACCGTCACCCTCGGCGGCGCCGCCGTCGGCATCGTCCTCCACATCCGCGAATTCGGCCCCGGCCTCTGGGCCATCATCATGAAGAAGACCAGCAAGACCAGCCTCACCAAGGGCGACGGCGACGGCGAGACCCCCAAGGGCAAGTTCGACATCAAGCCGCACATCCCCTACCTGGTCGGCGACGGCATCGGCATGCTCGCCATCGCCGTCCCCGGCGGATTCATCGGCACCATCGCCGCGAAGATCCTCGGCATCAGCAACACCATCGGCGACAAGGTGCTCACCAGCGGTACGGGCAGCCCCACCACCGCCGCCACCCGGGCAGCAGCCCACACCATGGACAGCTACGGCAGCCTCGTCGTCCTGCTCCTGGTCGCCACCGTCATCGTCCTACGCAAGTCCATGCCCAAGCCCCACCGCAAGCAGCTGGTGACCGGCATCTGGTCCGGCTCCACCATCGGCCTGTCCGCCGGCGCGGCCGGCATCACCGCCGCCGTACTCATCCCCGTCGCCGAGCAGCTCGGCCACGCCATCGGCGGCCAACTGTGACCACCATCCAGGCCCGCGCCGCCGCCCGCCTGTACACCGGGTCCGCCCTGGTGGCCAGGCGGGCCAGCGGGTGGCTCACCCCCGAGGACCGCCCCGTCGCCGCCACCATCCGGTGCGGCGCCGCCGCCTGGCTCGGCTACCGCCTCGGGCCCGGCATCCTCGACCACGGCGTCCTCGTCGGCATGGCCGGCGCCTGCTGGTGCTGGGCAGCGTGGCGCGCCAAGCCCACCGAAGAGGCCGAAGAGGAGCCTGCCGAGGAGGAAAGCGGCGACCAGTTCACGACCCTCCGGCAGGCCGTCACCGACCAGCTGCAGCAGTGGATCGGAGACCGCCCCGGTATCCACCTCGCCGAGGTGTACGAGCGCTACCGCCAACTGCCCCGCCACGAGCACCTCACCGACCCCGAGATCCGTGCCTCCCTGGACCACTACCGCATCCCCGTCCGGCGGGCCGTCAGAGACCCCCGCAGCCCCGTCCAGCCGGTGCGCGCCGGCATCCACCGCGACGACCTCCAGCCCCTCCCCTCCCCCGAGGCGGCCGTCCCTGTTGCGCAGCCTGTTGCAACGGGTGTGACCAGCGCTGTTGCAGCCTGACGCACCCCTGTTGCGGGCCCTGTTGCAGAGGCCCGCAACACCCCGACGGGGGACCGCACACGGGATTGCCTGACGCCGGACGGCCCGGGCTGGGATCATCGCCCCATGAGCGACGAGACCAGCCCGGCCGACGGCTGGGGATACATCACCGACGGCGGCCAGCGCATCCCCACCCACTGCGGCGGCCAAGCCCTCGACCTCGACCTCGGCGAATGGGAATGCCGCGCCTGCGACACCACCGTCCACGTCCGAAACATCCCCGGCTGGCGACCGGCCACCCCAGGGGCAGTTGCCGCACCCTCTTGCCACAGGCCCTGACCTGTCCGACCCTGAGCACCCCACCTTGAACCACCGGAGGCTGCGATGACCAAAGGCGGCAGAAACCACGCGCTCAACGCCCGCCGCGCCCGGCCGGCATTCGACCAGACCAAGGACAGCATCGGCCTCGCCGACCCAGCCCTACGCGCCATCGACCCCACAGATCCAGCGCTCCACCACATCGTCGCCATCCTCGCCGGCCTCAAGCGAAAGACTCCCCTCACACCCGAACTCGTGAGGCACGCCGTGCAGGTTGGCCGGGAGTGGCACGAGAACACCGACGGCGAACCCCTTCCCGGCAGGGTCTTGCTGATGCGCCTGGAAGAAGCGGAGGTGGAGTACGAGGTGTCAGAGCGCACCATCCGCCGATGGATCCAGGACGAGCGGATGTGCTCCTATGGCGACCGACCGATGCTGGTGAACGGCAATGAAGTCCAGCAGCTGAAAGCCCTGGTGTTCGGCAAGCCTGGCAGGTAGTTGCCCCAGGCAACGACCTGTGTCATCCTGGGCCCACGTCCGGCGTGTCCGGACCTCTACAGACTCCCGAGAGCCCCGCAGCCAGCACCACGGCGCGGGGCTCTTCCCATTCCCCCAGGCTGCGGAGGCCGCATGACCACCCCATACGGCCCGTACGGCCTGTACAGCCCGGCCACCGCCCAAGCCCTCGCCGCCGGCGCCTCCGACGCCGACTGGGTCGAAAAGAGCGGCGTCGACTGGGACGGACCCGTCGCGAGCTACAACAACCGGGCCATCACCGAACGCAACGACATCCTCGCCCTCGACCTGCGCGACAACCTCGCCGCCCACCGCCGCGACCAGAACATCCCCTCCATCGGCACCGTCCGCATCCTCGCCGGCGGCGACTCCATCACCGCCGGCTACGGCAGCCTCGACGGCGGCGGATACCAAGCCTGGCTGACCGACATCCTCGCGCGCCGCCACATCACCGCGCAGATCACCACCGTCGCCGAACCCTCCCGCACCCTGCGCTACATGGCCCCCCTCATCCTCGCCGCCCTCCCCACCGCCCAGCCGGACGTCGTCCTCATCAACCTCGGCACCAACTGCGCCGGCCAGAACGACCTCGCCGACTGGCAGGCGCGGATGGGCACGTTCGTCGACCAGATCCTCGCCTCCTCGCCGACCGTCAAGGTGGCCGTCGCCCGCATCGCCCTCTCCCGCCCCCAAGCCCTCGCCGCCGCCGAGGCCACCATCAACACGTACGTGGACGCCGTCGTCGCAGCCCGCCGCCCCAGCGGCCGCGTGGTCTCCGCCGACATGGTCGCCGCCGTCCCCCACCGCTGGTGCGACATCGAAGGCATCCACCCCACCGACCCCGGATACCTGCGCATGGCCCAGCAATGGACCGCCGCCATCAACCCCTGGCTGCCCACCCCGTAGACCCCGCAGGAGGCCCAGGCCATGGCAGGTCACCAGCTCGCCATCACCCTCCCCGGAGAGCGCGATGGAATCGAGGCCGAGACCGGCGAAGCCACCAGAGCGCCGTCCGAGTTCACCGCCGAGGCCGCCGCCTGGCTCCCACACTCCTGCGAAGAATGGGTCATCGGCAGCGGCACACCAGCCCGCGTCATCACCGAACTCCAAGAACTCCGCGCCGAGATCGACGCCGCCATCACCCGCCTGCAAGCCAGCCCCTGACCCCCTGACCGGAGGTGACCGTGCCCACCGAACGCCCCGAGCGCCGCCCGGTCACCGAGGACGACTACGAGCAGGTCCGCGCACTCCACGCCCAAGGCCTCGGCCGCAACGACATCGCGAGGGCCCTCGACCGCTCCGGGCAGATCATCAGCCGCCTCGCCAAAGAGCAGGGCCTCAGCTTCGCCCGGGCCGGCGAAGTAGCCGCAGCCACCGAAGTCCGCCGAGCCGACCTCGCCGCCCGCCGCATCCTCCTCGCCGAACAACTCCAGTCCGACGCCGAGCACCTCCGCGCCCAGATGTGGCAGCCCACCGTCGTCTTCGCGTTCGGCGGCAAGGACAACACCTACGAGGAGCACCTCCTCGACGAGGCCCCCTCCGCCGACAAGAAGGCGCTCATGGCCACCGCCGGCATGGCCCTCGACCGGTCTCTCAAGCTGGAGCCGATCCGCGACGACTCCGGCGCCGACGCCGCCCGCTCGATGCTCGGCCAGCTGATGACCGGCCTCGCCGACATCTACCGCGAGCAGCAGGAGGCGCCCCCTGCAGACGAGGGGGCGGGTGATGCTCCTTGACCAACTGCCCCTATCACGCAAGCAGATCGCTTCCGTCGTCGAGTCCCAGTACCGGATCAACGCCTGGGAAGGCAGCGTCCGGTCGGGCAAGACCGTCGCCAGCCTGCTCCGCTGGCTCGCCTACGTAGCAAGCGCCCCGCGCGGCGGCGAGCTGGTCATGGTCGGCCGCACCCGGGACAGCATCTTCCGCAACGTCTTCTCCGTCCTCACCAACCCCGACCTGTTCGGCGTGCTGGCCCGCCAGGTCACCTACACCAACGGCGCCGCCACCGCGATCATCATGGGCCGCCTGGTCCACGTCATCGGCGCCAACGACTCCCAGGCCGAACCGAAGGTCCGCGGCATGACCTGCGCCGGCGCCTACGTCGACGAGGCCACCACCCTGCCGCAGGCGTTCTTCGATCAGCTCGTCGCCCGCTGCTCGGTCAAGGGCGCGCAGATTTTCGCGACGACCAACCCGGACAACCCCAACCACTGGTTCCGCAAGCAGTACCTGCTGCGGCCCGTCGAGACCCGGCTGAAGTCCTGGCACTTCACCCTCGACGACAACCCGTTCCTCGACGCCGAGTACGTCGAAGCCACCAAGGCCACCTACCAGGGCCTGTTCTACCGGCGGAACATCCTCGGCGAGTGGGTGCAGGCCGAGGGCGCCGTCTACGACATGTGGCAGCCCGACACGATGGTCGTCGACCTGCTCCCGCAGATGACCCGCTGGCTCGCCGTCGGCATCGACTACGGGACGGCGAACCCGTTCGCCGGGGTGCTCCTCGGCGTCGGCACCGACCAGCTGCTGTACGTCGCCTCCGAGTACCGGCACGACTCCCGGATCGCGCACCGGCAGCTGACCGACGCCCAGTACAGCCGGGCTGTTCAGGACTGGCTGCGGGGCCGCGAGGCGTACCCGGAGTGGCTGTTCGTCGACCCGTCTGCGGCCAGCTTCCTCACCCAGCTCTGGGCCGACGGTGTGCCGGGTGTGGCCAAGGCGAACAACGACGTCCTCGACGGGATCCGCAGTACCGGTGTGGCGATCGGCTCCGGCCGGCTGCGTGTGCACCGCTCGTGCGAGGCGCTCCTCGAAGAGCTTCCGGCGTACGCGTGGGACGACAAGGCGGCCCGCAACGAGGGCAGGGACAAGCCGATCAAGGCCAACGACCACTCCGTGGACGCCCTCCGGTACGCCCTGCACTCCACCGCGCACACCTGGCGCGGCCTGATCCGCCCAGACCTGGAGAGGGCCGCCTGATGACCGCTCAGTCCTACGAGGAGTTCGCGGCCTCCTACGCGCACGCGCATGGTGAGGAACGGGCCCGCCAGGAGTGCCCGCCGTACATGCGCCCCATCGTCGCCCAGCTTCGGAAGATGGCCGACATCGCCAGCCCAGCAGACGCCGAGGCCCTGCGCCAGCGTGCTGACCGGATGGATCCCGACCTGACCCGACCCGCCGAGGAGGTGCCCGGTGCCGCTGCCCACGACTGACCGGGACTGGCCGCCGACCGATCCGGCCGTCCGCGAGTCCATGGCCGACTGGACCGCCTGGTACTCCTCCGACCCGGACCAGCTGGCCGAGCGGTACCGGCTGCGCGGCATCGGCGGCCACCAGAACCGCCCCAGCCAGACGCGCGGCGGCGTGGTCGGCAGGTTCGCACGCTGGTGGTGGGGACAGCCGACCGCGTTCGGCGAGAAGCGCACGAAGATTCACATCCCGCTGGCCGCCGACATCGCCCGCACCAGCAGCGACCTGCTCTTCAGTGAGCCGCCCCGCATCGTCTCCGAGGCCGGCGGCGCCACCCAGGACCGCCTCGACCAGCTCATGGAGACCACCCTCTACCCCACCCTGCTGGAGGGCGGCGAGGTCGGCGCGGCGCTCGGCGGCACCTACTACCGGGTGTCCTGGGACAAGACCGTCGCACCCCGGCCGTGGATCACCGCCGTCCGGGCGGACGGCGCCGACCCGACGTTCTCCTACGGACAGCTCACCGCGGTGACGTTCTGGCGGGTCGTCGCCCGGGACGGCGAGATCGTGTGGCGGCACCTGGAGCGGCACGAGAAGGGCGTCATCCTCCACGGCCTGTACGAGGGCAAACCCGACCGCCTTGGCAAGGCCCAGCCGCTCACCGCCCAAGACGAGACGAAGGACTTCCAGCCGGTCATCAACACCGGCGCCCCAGGCCACCTGACCGCCTCCTACGCACCGAACATGAAGCCGGCCCGCGGCTGGCTCAACGTCCCGGCCGCCGCCTCTCTCGGGCAGTCCGACTACCAGGGCATCGAGGGCCTGTTCGACAGCCTCGACGAGGCGTGGGCCTCGTGGATGCGTGACCTGCGCCTCGGCAAGGGCCGCATCAACGTGCCCTCCCAGTACCTCACCAGCAACGGGCCCGGGCAGGGCGTCAGCCTCGACCTCGACCGCGAGGCGTACGCCGGGCTGAACATCCCGCCCACCGGCGACGGCAGCATCACCGTCTCCCAGTTCAAGATCCGCGTGCAGGAGCACCGGGAGACGACGCAGGCCCTGACCGAGCAGTGCGTCAGGCAGGCCGGCTACTCCGCTGCGAGCTTCGGCCTGGTCGCCGACGGTGCCGCGGTCACCGCGACCGAGGTCAAGTCGAGGACTGCCCGCTCCCTCACGACCCGCGCCCGCAAGTCGCTCTACCAGGGGCAGCCACTCGCGGACATCCTCGCGGCGCTCCTCGCCGTGGAGTCCGGCCCACTGTTCAACGAGCGCGGCCTGGACGTGGAGCCGCCGCGGATCGAGTTCCAGGACTCGATCCAGGAGGACCCCAAGGTCGTCGCGGAGACCGCCAACCTGCTGAGGCAGGCGGAGGCCGCGTCGACGGACACCCTGGTGCGGATGCAGCACCCGGACTGGGAGGACGACCGCATTGCGATGGAGGTGGCGTTGATCCTCGCCGAGTCCGATCGGGCGGTGCTCGCCGACCCGGCCGCGCTCGGTGTCGGCGGCGCTGGCCTGGAATCCCCGGACGAGCAGCCGCCGGACGGGCCGCCCACCGCAGGCTGACCGGACGGGAGGTCGCACATGCCGATCTCCCCCGCCGACGGCGAGGACCTGGCGGTAGAGGTCGGCCGGGTCTACCGCGAGGCGGAGCTCGCGCTCCTGGAGCTCCTCGCCCGGGCGCTGGCCGGTGGCTGGACGTCGCCCCGCTGGGCTGAGCTGAAGCTCCGCGCGCTGGGCAACCTGCAGTCCGGCGTGACGGACCTCGTCGGTGCGCTCCGGCGGGACGCCACCGGGGCGCTCAGCGCGGCCGTCCACGAGGCGTACCGGCGCGGCTCACAGGCTGCGGTCGCCGAGCTCGGAATGCTCCCGGAGGGCCAGCGCGCGGCAGCCCTCCGGGCCCTACCCCAGGCCCGCACCGTCGACCGCCTGGCGGCGGCCGCGGTCGCCGAGCAGGGCCCGGTGTACCGGCGGATCCTGCGGGCCGTCCCCGACGCCTACCGGCGGGTCGTCGCCCGGGTGTCCGGCACCGTCCTGCTCGGCGCGCAGACCCGCCAGCAAGCCGCACAGCGGGCCCTCGACCGGTTCGCGGACCGCGGCATCAGCGGCTTCACCGACCGGGCCGGCCGCTCCTGGGACATGGCGTCGTACGCCGAGATGGCGACCCGCTCCGCGACCGGCCGGGCCGCGATCCAGGGCCACACGGACCGGCTGCAGGCGATCGGCCAGCAGCTGGTGATCGTGTCCAATAGCCCGCTGGAGTGCCCGCTGTGCCGACCGTGGGAGGGCAAGGTCCTGACGCTGACAGGGCCGGCCGGGCCACAGCGGGTCAGCGTTCCGCACGCCACCCGGGACGGCGAGCGGGTGACGGTGCACATCGCAGGGTCTCTCGACGAGGCCCGCGCGGCCGGCCTGTTCCACCCGAACTGCCGGCACTCCCTGTCCCTCTACCTGCCGGGTGTCACCACCCCGGCCCCCTCGCCGCCCCACCCCGGCGGCGCCACCTACGAGGACACCCAGCAGCAGCGCTACCTCGAACGCCAGGTGCGTACGTGGAAGCGCCGCGCCGCGGTGGCCGTCGACGACCAGGCGAAGCGCCTGGCCGGCCAGAAGGTCCGCGCGTACCAGAAGCGGATCCGCGAGCTGACCGCCGAGAAGCAGCTGAGGCGCAAGCCGCAGCGCGAGCAGATCGGCACGGCCCGCTGAAGCACCGTCGGCCCGCCAGGTGCGGGCCCCGATGAGCCCCTGGAGGGCACACCATGCGCAAGACCTCCCTGCCCCACCGCCCGCTGCCCGGCATCACCTCGGCCTGGGCCCACCCCTACGGGCACGGCCCTTTCTCCCCGGTTCTCTACGCGGATGGAGGCGACGGGGCCGGCGACGGCTCCGGATCCACCGGCGGCGCTGACGCAGGTCAGACGGCCGCGACGGGTACCGGTGACGGCCAGCAGGCGGCCGGCACCGGGGTGGGCACCCAGCAGCAGGCCGCCGGCCAGGGTGCGGGGACCGGCGGCGACTCGGGTACCGACCTGGCCGCCACGGTCGCCCGCCTGGAGCGGGAACTCACGGCCGCCCGCCGAGAAGCAGGCGCCGCCCGCGTCAACGCCAAGACGGCGGCCGCCGAGGAGGCCAAGGCCGAACTCGCCCAGCAGATCGGCAAGGCGCTCGGCTTCGTCAAGGACGACGGCCCGCCGGACCCGGCGAAGCTCGCCGAGGCCATCACCGCGAAGGACTCCCGCATCAGCGAGCTGGAGGCCTCACTGCGGGCCCAGCAGGTCGAGGCGGCCGTCCGCGCCGCCGCCGACAAGCAGCAGGCCAAGCCGAACGCGCTCCTCGACAGCCGCGCGTTCTCGAAGGTCCTCGCCGGACTCGACCCGGCAGCCACCGACTTCACCACCCAGCTCGACGACGCCATCAAGAAGGCCGTCGCCGATAACTCCAGCTTCCGCATCGCGCCCCAGGCGGGCCGCAGCGGCGCCGACCTCACCAGCGGGACCGGCGAGACCAGCAAGACACGACCCACCTCGCTCAACGCCGCACTCCGCGGCCTCTACAGCACCTGACAGACAGGAGGGGCACCATGCCCGTCACGCTCGCCCAGGCGGCCATCAACACCCAGACCGACGTCGACTACGCCGTCATCGACAACCTCCGCCGGTACAGCTGGTTCCTCGACAACATCGTCTGGGACGACTCCGTCACCCCGGGCGTCGGCGGCGGCACCCTGACCTACGGCTACACGCGGCTGACCGCCGCGCGCACCGCCGGGTTCCGCAACTTCAACGAGGAATACACGGCGTCGCAGGCGACCCGGCAGCGGTTCACCGTCGACCTCAAGCCCCTCGGCGGTGCCTTCGACATCGACCGCACCCTCGCCCGCCTCGGCCCGGCCGCGACCAACGAGGTCGAGTTCCAGTCCCAGCAGCTCCTCACCTCTATCCGGACCACCGCCCAGCAGCAGTTCTTCCGCGGCGACTCCTCGACGGACGGCGGATTCGACGGCCTCGACAAGTCCCTGACCGGGCAGAACACCGAGTACCTGCCGCTGAACAACGGCGCCTCCTCGGGCTACCTCGACTGGACGGCCGGCGCGATCAACACCCAGGCGCTCGCCATGGCGGCCCTGGACCAGCTCGACGCGTTCCTGTCGACGATCGTCCCCAGCCACACCGGCGGCGGCGACGCGGGCATGCCCGGCGCCCTGCCGCCCGGCGTGAAGGCGATCTGCGGCAACACGCAGAGCATCACCCGCGTGCGGGCGCTCGCCCGCTGGGCCGCGATGTACACCTCCGCCAAGGACGACCTCGGCCGCCAGGTCGAGTCCTACGGCCAGTGGGTCCTCGTCGACGTCGGCGACACCGCGACCGGCGCCGGCCCCATCATCCCCATCCAGACCCGCGACGCCGACGGCGCGGGCGGCGGCGGCAACATCACCGGCCTGACCGACCTGTACGCCGTCAGCTTCGGCCTGGACGCGCTCCACGGCGCCGCCCTGGCCGGCCAGCAGCTCGTCAACGCGTACATGCCCGACTTCACCCAGCCCGGCGCGGTCAAGTCCGGCGAGATCGAGATGGGCCCGATCGCCGGCGTGCTCCGCAACACCCGCAGCTGCGGCGTCATGCGGAACCTGAAGGTGAGCTGACCATGCCCCGCCACACCGTCTCCCACCCGGACCCGAGGTTCGCCGGCAACGTCGTCGGCGTCACTTTCGAGGCGGGCACCGGCAGCGTCGACACCGACGCGGCGGGCGGCCTCGCCGCCTACTCCTACTTCCAGCGAGCCCAGTACGGTCTCGCCCCGGAGCAGGAACCGCAGACCGCCGTCGAAGACCCGCAGACGCCCGACGACGGCGACCCGTTCGACCCGGCCGCACACAACGCGGACGAGGTCCTCGCCCATCTGGCAGCCGCCGACGACGACGAGCGCGCCCGCGTCCTCGCCGCCGAGACGGCAGCCGACAAGCCCCGTAAGACCGTCCTCGCCTTCGAGGCCCCGAAGCAGGGAGACCAGCTGTGACCGTCTTCGGCCGCTATGTCGGCATCATCCGGGACGAGCTGTCCTACGCCAGCGACGTCGTCCGGCAGTTCCTCGGCGGCGCCGACCCCGGCAGCGCCTACTACCGCGCGAACATGCGCCGCCTGGACGCGGTCGCGGACACCGGCGCCCTGACCACCCAGGTCATGACGTCGGTGCCGATCTACCTGCGCAAGGGCGACGTCGTCACCAACCTGACGTTCCGCTCCGGGGCGACGGCCGCCGGCACCCCGACCAACTGGTGGTTCGCGCTGTACTCCAGCGCGGCAACGCCGGCGCTGCTCGCGCAGAGCGCGGACCAGCTGACCACCGCCTGGGCTGCCACCACCAACAAGACCCTCGCCCTGTCCTCCGCTCAGACCATCAGCGCGGACGGCTGGTACTGGGCCGCGGTCATGGTCAAGGCCACGACCGTCCCCACCCTGGTCGGCGTGTCGACCACGGCGTCGGCCGGCATCGCCACGGGTGAGAAGAACCTCGCCCAGGCGTCCGGTTCCGCGCTGACGACCACCGCCCCGGCGACCATCGCCTCACCGACCGCGGCGGCCACCGTGCCGCTCGTGATCCTCACCTGATCGGGGGCCCGGCATGGCACTCGTCAATACCCGCTTGATCGTCTCGGCGGCCGCGACCCAGACCAATCCGCTGGACCTGGTGACCGGCCGGGCCCCGCTGGACTTCGCGGCGTCCATCGCCCTCGGGAGTGGCACCGGCGCGAACCAGGCCGACCGAGTCTGGTCGGACAGTCGGACCCTAGCCGCCTCGACGACCGAGGATCTGGACCTGGCTGGGGTCCTGGTCGACGCCTTCGGGGCGACCATCACCCTGGCTCGCGTCAAGGGGCTCATCATCCGGGCGGCGGCCGGGAACACCAACCCCGTCGTGGTCGGTGGGGCCGCGTCGAACGGGTTCGTGGGCTGGGTCGCGGACGCCACCGACAAGGTGAACGTCCGCCCCGGTGGCGTGCTCGGGCTGTTTGCCCCGGACTCCGCCGGCTACCCGGTGACCGCGGGCACCGCCGACCTGCTGCGGATCGGCAACGGCGGCGCCGGCACGTCGGTGACGTACGACATCGTCATCATCGGCGCGAGCGCGTAGGAGGTCCCCATGGCCCGCGTGTACGCCACCGCCGCACAGTTCACGACGTACACCGGCCAGGCCGCCACCGCCGACACGGACCGGCTCCTGCGAGACGCGTCGGTGATGTACGACGCCCAGCTGATCAAGTTCTGCCTGTTCCAGGTCGACGACACTGGGATGCCGACCGACCCCCTGGTTCTGGAGGCCTTCGCCGCTGCGGTGAGCCACCAGGTGGCGTGGTGGGGCGAGGTCGGTGACTCCACCGGCGCCGCCGGGGTCGGGTACGGATCCGTGGAGATCGGGTCCGTGAAGCTGAGCCGGTCGGTGACGGCCGTCAACGGGTCGGACAGTGCGGCCCGGCAGATCGCGCCGAAGTCCTGGGATGCGCTCCTGTCCCCGGACCTGACGCCGGACCGGTTCGTCCTCGGGGCGGTGTGCAGCTGATGGGCGCGGTCCCGGGCTGGATGCTGCGGCACCGCATCAAGGTGGAGCCGTACCTCGGCGAGTCCGCCGTTGGCGCGGTGTACGGCCCGGCCGTCGACGACGTCCGGGCGTTCGTCGACGAGGAGATCCACGAGGTCCGGTCGTCGACCGGCCAGCAGGTCGTCTCCTCCTCGATGGTCATCTGCCTGCTCTCGGTGGACGTTCCCCCGCAGTCGCGGGTGACGCTCGCTGACGGCCGTCAGACCAGCGTCATCATCGCCAAGCGGCGTGACGGTGGCGGTCTTCCGACTCCTGATCATCTGGAGATTCACCTCGTGTGAGGAGGCGCCTGTGGCCTCGCGTGTCAGCTTCAGGTGGGACGGGGATGCGTGGCTGGCCGGGGCACGCCGGGCGGCCGCTCACGGCATGGAGCTCGGCCTGGAGCACGTCCTCGGGGAGTCCAACAAGAAGATCCCGTTGGACGAGGGCACGCTGGAGCGCTCCGGTGTGGTCAGTGTCGACCCGGTCGCCCTCGAGGGCGCCGTCTCGTACGACACGCCGTACGCCCGCCGGCAGCACGAAGAGCTGACCTGGAAGCACCTTCCTGGCCGCGAGGCCAAGTTCCTGGAGAACGCCTTCAACGCGGGCATGCCCGTGGTGCTCGGCATCATCGCCGCCGAGATCCGCCGGTCCGGTACGCAAGGGGGCTTCCGTGGCTGACCTCCTCGACGGCCTGGCCCGCTGGCTCGACGATGCCGGCCTCGCCCGGTACGAGCCGGACGGTGTCGGTGGGGACCTGTTCCTGGAGGCGATGCCGGCCGCCCCGGACGTGTGCACGGTGCTGACCCTGTACGGCGGCACCGAGCCGGACGCCCGACTCCCGTACGACACCGTCAGCTTGCAGGTGCGGACCCGCGGCGCGCAGGGCGTCTCCCGGGCCCGTGCGCACGCGGTCTACGACCAGCTGCACGGTGCCCGCCGCACCGATCTCCCCGACGGCACGTACCTGATCCTCGCGGTCGCCCTTCAGCCGGTCACCAGCATCGGCCTGGACGAGCAGCGACGGCACGAGCACGTCGTGAATTTCAGGCTGGACGTCTCCAGCCCCACCACCCACCGCCCCGCCGAGTAGGAGGCACCCATGACCACCCGCCCGATCGATGCCAGGGACTGGCTGTACGAGGTCGAGGACTCCGTGAACGGGGTCTGGCTGCCCATCCGCGGCATGAACAGCTTCAGCTACAACCCGGGCGAGAACAGGGAGACGACGGACACCACGGACTTCGACTCTCAGGGTCGGTACGAGGAGGACGTCATGCAGAACGGCTCCTCGCTCAAGATCGAGGGCAAGTACGAGATCGACCCGACCACCGGCATCCGGGACCCCGGACAGGCCTACGTGGACGCCTGGGCCGACCGGCTGTCCTACGACAGCCACAACAGGCTCCGCTTCCGCCACGAGACCCAGACCACCAACTGGGCCGTCTGGGACGCCACCGTCGCCCCGGGCGAGCAGGGCGGCGGCAACAACGACAAAACGGGCTGGAGCGCCACGTTCACCCGCTCCGGCGCCCCGACGACGATGGCGATCTGACCATGACCCAGCAGCACGACACCGCCGGCACCGTCGACTTCGATGCGTTCTTTGCCGAGCGCCGGGCCCAGCGCGGCGCCGGCGCCAGCATGGTCCTGTTCGGCCGGACCTACACCCTGCCCACCCAGGTTCCTCTCGCCTACTCCCTGCTGACCGAGGCCCTGGCCGACCGGTCCGACCTCGACGCGCTCCGCCAGGTGCTGGAGCCCCTCTTCGGTGCCGACGCCCTGGACTTTTGGATCGAGCAGGGGATGGGGGACAACGAGTTCTCCATCGTGTGCCACTGGGCGGCCGCGAACATGAAGTCCCCCGGCAGCCTGAGCGAGGCCGAGGCGGCCGAGCTGGTGGAGGCGGCCGACGCGGGAAAAGCCAAGACTCCGGAGCCGGAGCCGGAGCCCGTGAACCGCGCCGAGCGTCGCGCCGCCGCCAAGCCCAAGAAGAAAGCCGCGAGTTCTGGCGCGCGATCCTGACCAACTGGTCCGCGCTGGAGGCTGACTTCCAGCGGGAGTACCAGCTCGACGCTGATCAGCTCTGGGCCCTCACTACCCGCCGCTTCGGCGTGCTGCTGAGCGGCCTCAGCCCCGACGCGCTGTTCCGCGCCGGTCTCCAGGCGACCCCCCGCAGGGTCACCGACCCCGCCGAGATCGCCGCCATCACCGGCATGCCCGCCACCTGACGACCTGACGGGAGGTGGCCATGTCACTGACCGTTGGAGAGCTGGTCGCCCGGCTCGACGTGGACGACTCCGGCGCCGAGCGCGGTATGGCTCGGGCCGAGGGCCAGCTGGAGCGCTACCAGCGGTCGGCGGACGGCCGACTGCGGGACATCCGCGGGCGGTTCGCCGCCGAGGGCCAGGCCATGGGCCGGGAGCTCGGCGCGGGCATCGCAGAGGGCACCGAGCAGGGCGCCGCCCAGGCGGACGGCGCGGTTGCCCAGTTCACCCGGGACGCCAACGGCCGCTTGCGCGACGTACGCGGCCGCTTCATCACGGCCGGCCGCGAGTCCGGCCAGGGCTTCGCCGACGGCGTTGGCGACGGTTCCCGCCAGGCTCAGAGCCATGTGCAGCGCGCGATGTCCGCCATCACCGGGGCTTTCGACGGGGGCAGCGACTCGGGCGGGCGCCTCGGCGGGCTGCTCGGTCGGCTCGGCGGCATGGCGTCCGGCCTGGGCGGGGTCGCCACGTCGGTCGGCGGCATCGCGGCCAAGCTCGGCCTGGCGGTCCCGCCCGCGGCCGCCCTGGTCGGCACCCTCGTGCAGATCCTCCCGGCAGCGGCAGTCGCCACCACGGCGATCCTCGCGATCGTCTCCGCCCAGACCGCTTTCAAGATCGGCATGTCCGGCGTCAAGGAGGCCGTCCAGGCCGCGTTCGACCCGTCGGACCCGAAGGCCTACGCCGAGGCTCTGAAGGGGCTCAGCCCGAACGCGAGGGCGTTCGTCGAGCAACTCCACAGCGCCAAGCCCGCCCTCGACGGCCTCAAGTCGAGCGTGCAGGACGCCCTGTTCTCCCGGCTCACCGGCCCGCTCAAGGACGCCAGCAGCACCCTGCTGCCGCTGTTCCGGACCCAGCTCACCGCGTCCGCAACGACGCTCAGCGGCATGGGCGCCGGGGTCCTCGACACCGCGACCGCGCTCGGCGCCAGCGGCGTGTTCGGCAAGGCCCTCGGATCGGCCAACACGGGCCTGGGCAACCTCCGGTCCCTGCCCGCGCAGGCCCTCGGCGCGATCGCCACCCTGGCGGCCGCAGCCGGCCCCAGCTTCGAGAAGCTCACCGCGGGCGCGGGCGGCGCCCTCGACCGCGTCAGCGCCAAGCTCCAGGCCGCCTTCGAGTCGGGCGCCCTCGAGCGCGCGATCGACACCGCGATCGGCCTCATCAAGGACCTCGCCGGGGTCGTCGGCAACGTCGGCAAGATCGTGGGCAGCGTCTTCAGCGCCGCGCAGTCCTCCGGCGGCGGCTTCATCGGCACCCTCAAGGAGATCAGCGGCAGCCTGGCTACCGCCTTCGCCTCCCCGGCCGTCCAGGACGCCCTCAAGTCGCTGTTCTCCACGATGTCCCTGCTGGCCAAGACGGCGGCCCCGCTCCTCGGCCAGGCCCTCGGCGTGATCGGCCCCGTACTGATCGCGCTCGCCCCGCCCGCGCAAGCGCTCATCAAGGCACTGGGGTCCGCGCTCGGGCCGATCATCGAGGCGCTCGGCCCGGTGCTCGTGGCGGCCGCCGAGGCCGTCGGCTCCCTGGTCGTCGCGCTGCTGCCGCTGCTGCCCGTGGTAGGCCAGCTGATCACCGCCCTCCTCCCGGTCCTGACACCTCTTCTGGGTGCCATCGCCACGATCGCCCAACAACTCGCCCCGCTGATCGCCCTCGTCGCCGGCGCCTTCGCGTCCGCGCTGCTGCCGATCATCACCTCCCTGGTGAGCAACGTCCTGCCGCCGCTCGTCACCATCCTGACGAAGGTCATCGACGCGGTCCTGCCGGTCCTGACTCAGCTCATCACGGCGCTCCAGCCGACACTGATGACACTGTCCGACGCGTTCGCAGAGTTGGTGACGGCGCTCGCCCCGGTGCTGGTGTCCCTCGCGGACCTGATCGAGCCGCTGCTGAAGCCCTTGACAGCGGTGCTCACACCGATCATCGACACCGTCGGCAAGCTCGCCAGGATCTTCGCGGACGAGCTGGCGAACGTCATCTCGACGATCGTCGTGCCGGCGCTGACCGCCGTGTCGCGGCTCCTCAAGGGGGACTTCCACGGCGCCTGGGACAGCGTCAAGGACTTGGTCAGGGGGGTGATCGGCGAGGTCGTCCGGCTGATGTCGGAGCTCCCCTTCAAGATCCTCGGCGCCCTGGGCCAGCTCGCCGTCACCCTGCTGGGCGTCTTCAAGGATGCTTTCGTCCAGCTGACCCTGGCCATCGCCCGGCACGCGGACGACATCAAAGACTTCTTCCGCAACCTCCCGGGCAACATCATCAGCGCGCTCGGGTCCCTGGGCGGCCTCCTGGTTGGCGCCGGAAAGGACCTGATCAGCGGCCTGATCTCCGGCATCAAGCAGAGCCTCGGCTCGCTGGGCTCCGTGCTCGGCGGGGTGACGGATTTCATCGCGGAGCACAAGGGCCCGCCGGCCCGAGACCGGGTCCTGCTCACCCCCGCGGGCGAGTCCGTGATGGACGGCTTCATGCGAGGTGTCGGGAACCGCAAGCCGGCCCTGCGGACCCAGCTGGAGGGCCTGACGCGGGAGATCAGCGGCATGGTCACGAGCGGTCTCGGTGGCCCGGGCCTGGCATTCGCCGGTGGGCTCGGTGGTGGCGCTGGCGGCGGGTTCAGCATCGAGAACTACTACGAGTCCGAGTCCGGCGGCGCCCGACAGACCGCGGCCGAGCTGGAGTGGCTCCGCAAGGGCAGGGGGTGATCCGGTGGCGGGAGAGCTGGTCACCGGCCCGGGCCTCATCCAATGGGGCCCCCTCCTGCTCGGCCGCCGACAGGCGTCCGGCACCCTCACCCCGTACCGGTGGCGGGAGATCAGCGGATGGGAGGAGACCCCGGCGCTGGACTCCGGCAACGTGGACCGGGCGCAGGCGCACGGCGCGTACCCCGGGCAGCTGCTCGCGCAGGCCCGCATCCTCACCCTCGAGGGGCTGATGGTGCGGGTCCCAGCCGGACAGATCGGCGCCGCCGTGGCCGCCTTCAACAGGGCGACGCCGGTCGCCCAAGCCGAGCAGCCCCTGGTCGTCTGGGTGGACGAGCGGGGGCCGCTGCTGGTCAACGCCCGCTTGAGGCGCCGGTTTCTGCCGGTGGACGGCCGGTGGGCGCTCGGGCACTCCGGCGGCGGCGCGATCCAGTGGGAGGCGACCGACCCGCGCCGCTACCAGCTCACCCAACAGGTGGCGCTCACGGGCCTTCCGTCGTCGGAGTCCGGCCTGTCCTGGGGGTCGCCGTCGGAGACCGGCCTCGCCTGGGGCACACCCACCGAGACCGGCCTGATCTGGGGATCCGCCGGCTCCACCGGTGACCTCACCTGCTCCAACGCGGGGGATGCGGACACCCATCCGACCATCGAGATCCGCGGCCCGGTCACCACGCCGTCGATCACCGTGCTCGGCACGTCACTGATCTTGGAGTACGGGCTCACGCTGGCGGCCGGCGAGACGCTGACGATCGACTGCTGGGCCGGAACGGGCACCCTCGGCGGCCAGGACCGTCTCGCCAGCGCGACAGCGCGGTCCGTCCCCGAGGGCCTGCTGGTCCTGCCGGCGAACTCCACGGCCACCCTCTCGTTCCGCTCGACCGACGGCGTGCCGGACCCGGCCGCCTCCGCCACCATCCGGTGGCGGTCCGCCTACTGGTAGCCAGGAGGACCATCCATGACTGTTCGCTCCGGCTGGCTGCTGAACCCGGGCCAGACCCGCCAGGACACCCGCCTTGCGGCCCTCGGCACTTTCACGCCGACGGCCGCGACCACCACCCGCCCGGGCGTGATCCCGGGCGGCACCGGCCTGAACCTGACCGGTACCGGCATGGTTGGGACGGTCGCGATCGGTCGGGCCGTTGTGCAGGGCACCGCGGCCCAGGGCGCGTACCCGATCACCGTGACCGTGGGCGATGCTTTCACGGTCGCGAACGGGCACGCCTCCTTGCCCCGCATCGACTCGGTGTTCGTCGTCGCCTACGACCAGCTGTACGACGCATCCGGCAGCACCCTGGCCTCGATCGTGGTGGTGCAGGGCACCCCCAACGCCTCCCCTGTCGCACCCACCTCGGTGCCCAACAGCAACGCCTACCTCAAGATCTGGGACATCCTGGTCCCGGCCGGCGCGTCCGCCGGCTCGCCGCTCAACTGGGGCGTCGCGCTGACCGACCAGCGCACCTACACGGTCGCGGTGGGCGGCATCACCCCCGGCGGCAGCTCGGTGGCCGGCGCCTACCAGGGCCAGTGGCGTGACGGCGGCGGCGCGAGCGGCATCCTGGAGCGCTACAACGGGTCAGCCTGGGAGCCCATCGTCCGTCTCGGCTCGGCGGGCCGCGTCGAGATGGGCGATGTCGCTCTCTACCGGTCCGCGGCCGACGCGCTCGCGACGGACGACGCTTTCAAGTCGACCCACACCAGCATGGCCTCGGCGTACACCGAGTCCACGGTCTCCGTCACCGTCGTGGCCACCTCGTACAACGACTCGACGACCCTGGTGTCCACCACCGTGGTAGTCCCGCCGTCCGGCCGGGTGCTGGTGATGGGACAGAACGAGATGTACACCAACACCGCAGCTCAGACCGGGTATTCGGCGCTCGACGTGGCCGGGTCCGTGTCGGGCGCGTTGCGACCGGCGGCCGACGCCTCCGCCCTGAAGCTGGTCTCGTTCAACACCGGCGACAACAACACCGTGCCCGGCACGGTCGCCTTCCGCGTCACCTCCGCCAACATCGGCGAGACGCTGACGATCAAGTGGCGGCACCGGGTCACCGGCGGCGGCGCCCAGATCGACTACCGCAACATCACCGCGATCCCCCTGATCGGCTGACCCGTGGCCCTGACCTACCAACTGCGGCTGTGCGACCTGGTCACCGATCGGAACCTCGGCCGGATCAACGTGCAGGGTGTCGGCTACGACGACTACATCGGCAAGACCGGCAGCTTCTCGGCGACCGCGCCAGTGCCCGACAGTGCCACCGCCCGGCGCCTGCGCGAAGTCCTTCTTCCCGGGCGGACGATGGGCTACCTGGAGCTCGGCGGGCAGATCGTATGGGGCGGCCCGATCTGGACCCGTACCCCGACCCGCAGCACCCGGGGTACTTATACCTGCCCGATCCAGGGCGCCGGCCTGGAGTCGTACTTCCGGCTGCACCGGCAGATCCGTACCGACCTGACCTACACCGGCATCGACCAGCTCGCCATTGCCCGCGCGCTGGTCACGTACGCCGCGTCCCGGCCCGGCGGCGACCTCGGCATCGAGCTGGGCGCGGAGGTGTCCGGCGTCCTGCGGGACCGCACGTACAGCCGCTACGACCAGGCGTGGATCGGGCAGCGCCTGGACGAGCTCGCCGCGGTCGGCGGCGGCTTCGAGTGGCGGATCCAGGTGTACGCCGACAGCTCGGGCGTCCGGCATCGGGCGTTTCGGCTGGGCTCGCCGCGGCTCGCGTCGTCGGCACAGGACCAGCTCCTCGACAGCCCGGGCCCGGTGACGGCCTATACGCTGCCCGAGGACGCCACCTCGATGGCCAACAGCTGGCAGTCCCGGGGCGCCACGGACAACAGCAACCAGGCCGAGGCCAGCACGCCGCTGATGACCGCAGAGCTCACCACCCCGGCGGACATCGCCGCCGGCTGGCCGCTCCTCGAAGGCTCATCCGACTACTCGTCGATCGCTGACCCGTCGGTGCTGACGTCCCACGCGGCTGCTGACCTCGCGCAGGCCGTCCGACCGGTCACCATCCCGTCGGTCACCGTGCTGACCGGGTCCGTCCAGCAGCCGCAGCTGGGGGCGTACGTGCGGATCCGGATCACCGACACGTGGTACTACGACGGGCTGTCCGCCCGGTACCGCGTCGTCGGGCTCAAGGCGAGCCCGGCCGAGCGTGGCCGGCCGGAGACCACCGAGCTGTACCTGGAGGCTGCCTGATGCCGCCGAACGTGCCGCAGGACATCACCGACGTGATCGCTGGCCTGCAACGGCAGATCGACGCGCTGAAAGCCGCGGTAGGCCAGCGTCCGGCGATGAACGAGATCGCTGGTGGGGACGTCACCGTGCTCGGCGGTGGTGCTCTGCGGGTGAAAACCACGGACGGCTCAGCTACCCAGCTGCTGATCGGCAAAGTGCTGCCGAACCACGTCGACGGGTCCGAGCAGCGCGGCATCATCTTCGCCCGTGAGGACGGCTCGCAGGCGCTGACGCTGGTCACGACCACGGCGGCCCCTCAGGCTCTCGCGATCCGCGACCACCTCGGCGTGACGGTCTTCGCGGACGATGCGACCGCGGACGGCCTCGCCCGGCCCTACCTCAGCACCGACGCGTGGTGGGGGGCCACCGAGGTCCCCGCCTACACCACGACCTCCGCCACCTTCGCAGCGTTGCAGCACCTGCCGTGGGTCCGCCAGCATCCCCGCGTGACCGGGCACTTCCTGGTCAAGAGCGACGCCACGACGGCGGGGGAGATCCGCCTGGTCGACGACAGCGGCACGGTCATCGCCGGGCCGCTGGTGGTCGCCGCGAACACTTTCACGTACGGGAGCCTGACCGGGCCGGTGGCCGGCGCGTTCGGCTTCGCGACGTACCTGCACTGGCAGGCCCGGGTCACATCGGGCCCAGGCTCGATCGGTGTCCGCGGCCTGTCGACGTTCGGTGTGCAGTCCTGATCAGGTGGCTTGCGGGTAGGGGTCGCCGGTCGGTGCGGCGGTGTCGACTGGTCCGCGGCTGGGGTACGGGCCGTTGTCGGCGGTGCCCTGGCCGCCGTTGTTCTGGCCGGCGGTGGCGCCGGGCGGCTCGGGGGTGGGGGTCGGGTCGTCCGGGGTCTGGGCCTGAGGTGTGGTCACGGTCGTCTTTCCCTTCGGCGGGGCGGCGGGGGTGGGGCTGCTGGCGGGTCGGGTGATCGGTGCCGTGGCTGTCGGGCTGGGCTCGCTCACCGGTGGCGCGGTGGTGGTCTCGACGGCGGCCGGCGGTGCGGCCGGCTCGGTGACGGCGGGCGGCTCCGCGCTGGGCGAGATGTTCGGCGCCGAGCTCGCGCTGGGCTCGTCCGCCACCTGCACCGCCCGACTCGGCGCCGGGCCGGGGTCGCCGCTGGAGACCGCGGCCGCCGTGACGCTGCCCGCAGCGATGACCGCTACGGCCCCCGCGATTGCCCATGTCTGCCTGCTGAACATCGCTTGTCCCCCTGCTCGTTGGTGGTGCCGTCGACGGTACTCGCCCGGGCCGACACACGCCCATCACATCTGCCCTCGCGCCGTCCGGCCGGGGGCTCTCGCACACCTGGAGGCCCCGTGGCCTGGTTCCCCGGTGCGGAGCGCATGGAGCTCCAGCCCGAGTCCGACACCCAACCTGCCATCGTCCCGACCCAGTTGATCCTGCACAGCGTCGCGGCGCCGTGGACGCCGCGACGGATGTTCGAGTACTGGCGGGACAGCACCAACCTCGAGCCGCACTTCGGCTTGGGCTTCGACGGTGCGCTCGCCCAGTACGTCGGCACGCAGACCCGCGCCGACGCGAACATGCACGCCAACCGCCGGCCAGACGGCACCGGCGCGGTGTCGGTCGAGACCGCCTCCAACCTCCAGCACACGGACCCGTGGACGGATGCGCAGGTCGAGGCGCTGATCGGGCTCGGTGTGTGGATGCACCGGCAGCACGGCATCCCGTTGCGGGTCTGCCGTACCTGGGACGACCCGGGGTTCGGTGTGCATCGGATGTTCCCGCAGTGGTCGGACGGCGGGACAGCGTGCCCGGGTGACGCCCGGGTGCGGCAGTTCCACGAGGTCATCTTCCCGGCCATCGTCGCCCGGGCGGCTGGCCAGACCACCCCCACCACCTCCGAGGAGGACCTGATGACGGATGCCCAGTACCGGGACGTGATGAGCGGCATTGGCCAGCTCCGCGACATGATCGCGGGCACGCCCGAGCGGGTGTGGGCCGCGGACGTGCCGCGCGTCGACGGCGCGTGGGCCCAGGACCCGAACCGACCGACGGTGCAAGCCGGGTGGCTGGTCGCGGGCATCGCGCCGATCCAGTACCAGAACGCCGCCCTCCAGGCGGAGCTCGCGGCGCAGGCCGCCGTCCTGCAGACCCTGCTCGACGGCTACGACGGCGTCGACACCGAGGCGGTCCTCGCCGCCATCGCCGCCGTCGGGGCGCAGGCCGCGAAGGCCGTCGAGCAGGCCCTCGCCGCCGGCGTCGACGTGGATGTCCGCGTCGGCAACACCACCACGAAGGAGAACTGACATGGCCGTTCGCGCCAAGTTCCGCTGCAACAGCAC